GAAATTTTTAACACCAGGTATGACAGCCATAATTAGAAAGGACTTAGTTGATTACAGTTTACAATGCTTCAAGGGCTGTGACTTTTGCTGATAATTCTTGAATCGCTTTTACCAATACTGGAATTAAATTACCTTGTTTTGCTTCTAGTGCATTTGGATTTGATTCATAAACCAAATCAAGAAATTCTGATCCAACTTGTGCTTCCTGTAATTCCTGTGCGATAAAACCAGCTCTGACAGTTCCATCTTTACTTGGTATTCCTTCTCTGGTCTTCCATTCAAATTGTCGAGGTTTTAATGAATTTATAAAATCTATTCCTGTAGGTAAATCAATAATATTAGTTTTATCTCTTCTGTCAGATAAAGCAGAAATTGATGTAACTTGACATCTAAGTGTCTGAATGCTCGAATTACCTAAAGTTATTTCATTGTTTACATTTACGTTTGTTGGTGCTGAATTAAAACCAATTAAAGTATTGTTACTGCCACCAACTACATCGTCACCTGCCTGTACTCCAACCGCAGTATTATGATCACCTGTCATATTGGCTTGACCAAGTGCTAACAATCCAACGGCAGTATTATTTTTGGCTTGAGTATTGTCTGTAGTGTCAAGACCTTTTAAAGCTCTCTCACCAATAGCAGTATTTCCTGTTGCAATAGTATTATTCTTAAGAGCTTCCTTGCCGAATGCTGTGTTATTAGTACCTGCGGTATTAGAAAAACAAGCTTGTGTACCCACAGCAGTATTAGCTGATCCAGCAGTATTACTATGTAAAGCCTCCGTACCGCAAGCTGTATTATTAGTACCAATTGTATTATCAGTTAAACTTTCATAACCAAATGCTGAATTATTACTATTTGTATTATCCTTCAAGCTGGAATGACCAAAAGCAGTGTTGTTACTGCCTGACTGATTTGTAAATAAGGCATCCTTTCCAAAAGCGGCATTTTTTGTACCAGCAACATTATTAGCTAAACTTTGATGACCACAGGCTGTATTATCACTGCCTGTATTATTTGTTAAACTGATATGCCCAATTGCTGTGCAATTATCCTGACCCGTGCCAGCATCGAGAGCTTTAGTTCCCACCGCTACGTTTTCCTTACCTGTTGTATTTGCAAACAGAGCACTAGATCCCACTGCCACATTGAAATGGGCTGAAATGTTATTTGCTAAAGCGTTATCACCAAAGGCTGAATTTTGTGAACCAGTAGTGTTAGCAGTTAATGTTGATGTTCCAAAACCACAATTTTTAGTAGATAAACTTACACTATCATTATCAGTTTGAACATTACCAGTAGTCGAAGTTAAAGAATTTAACCCAAAAGCACAGTTATCATCTGTATTAGTGACAGCACTTAATGCTCCTGAACCAAAAGCACAATTCTTTTCTCCTATTACTAAAGCGTCTAAGGTATTAGATCCACAAGCAGTATTGTTATTTCCTGAACTAGCTAATTTAAGTGCATTTGTACCGATAGCGACATTTTGAGTACCCGAACTTAAATTATTTAATGTACTATTTCCAAGGCAAGTATTATTTCCACCTGTCACTGTATTAGTTCCACTCATAGCAGCAATTCCTATAGCTGTATTTCCTGTAACTGAACCCTTACCCAATCCAATATTCATGCCTTCAATCGTTCCACTTTTATCAAAACATGGAGCACCTGTTAAAGTAAACAACTTAACAAAACCTGAGTTATCTACTTTTCTTAATCTCATAATACCTGATTCAGCATTAACAAAATCCGTATTAGAATTAGTATCCGCAAAATATTGGGTTGATTTTGTGCTTGGCATACTTGTACCAGAATTATTAGTAGCAATAGCTAATAATGCGTTATTTATGTCAGCACGAACTGCTGCTCCTGTTCCGTTATTTATGTCATAATCGTGACTTGCCATGTTTCTTCTTATATTTATTAATACTTTAACGTGAATTAAAGACCTTTACCAAAACCTATTGCAGTATATTTAAAATTCAAATTTTTAAAAGCATCACTACCATCTCGCACTTCAATGACAAATTGCGTCCCCGTAATAGATGTAATTTTAAAATAATCACCAGAGACAGCACCCTCTAATGTAATTCCTATTGTAGGTTTATATGCTGATGTCCCTCCCAAGTTTCCTGTTCCAATAAAGAAAGGATGTTCAAATGTAACTGTTTTAGCTGACGAACCACTTGCTATAGAAGTATTTATAGTTTCAATTCTTCGGGGCATAGTTGCTTCATATCCAAGTTCTTTAACTATTATGTTTTGTGCTGGATCTTTTGTTGTAAGTATTGTTTTAAACTTGAATCCTCTCGCAGTATATTCTCCATTAGCAAAAGTATTAAATTGAGTAAAACCAGCACCGAAAGTACAATTGCCGCTTGTAGTTGTACTTGTATCTGCTAAAACTACAAAAGTATTAGATGTAGGCACATTAACAATTTCATACTCTCCATCAATATTATTTATTACGCAGTTTCCCGATGTAGATTGATTATTACCACCAGGTTTATATTCAAAAGTATTAACGTTGGGAACATTTGTAATCGTAAAAACACCATTAGAACCTAAACCACTACTAATTTTAATTTTTACAATGTCATTAAAACTTAATCCATGATTAGATTTTGTTACAGTCACAGTGTCTCCTGTCTGTGCATAACTTGCTAATATTTCTGATGCGTTTCCTGTATCAAACTCTATTTCAACAAAACTTCCAAAAGTTAAACCATGATTAGATTTAGTAATTGTTATCGTTTTTGCACTTTGTGAATAAGTACCTGAAAATGAAGAATCTGGATCACTATCTGTTGTAGCTACTAATACAGAAGCATCAACATCATCATTTACTTCACCGTCAAAATCAGTCCAAGTGTTTATTAATGCTATTCTGTTGTCAAAAAGATCTCGTTCTAATGTTGCAACAGAATCAAAATGTCTTTTTAAATTTAAGTTAAATTTACCCTCTAAATCTATTTTATTTTCAAAATTATAAGAGCCAGAGTCACTTGTAGGACCACTTAAATCAAAATTTGGTAATGATTCTATATCAGGAATAAAATCAAATAATGCAATACCGTCTATTTTTAGACCATCTAAAACATTATCAAAAATTGTAGTAAATTTTTCTCCAGAAAATTTTGGTGTATCGAGATCTTCTCTTCTTGTTAAGATGATTTGCCTTGGCTGTGCATCTGGTTGAGAGATAAAAACTCTAGCTGCGTTTTTTGATCTTCTTCCTCCATCATCAACATATTTTATACTATAAGCTCCTGTTAAAGCTGGAACTATACATTCAGTGGAATTACCAGGTTGTGCAGCAATTATCTGAATTGAATTTTCAAAAGTTGCAGTTTGAGTTAAATTTGAAGTATGTCTAATTTCAACCGTACCACCATGAATAACATCAGGTGAAATACTTTGTGGGTATCTTAATCTAATAAGCAGATCACTTATAGGTTCTACAGTTAAAGTAGTTGGATCTTCCGGTATCTGTGTTTTTCCTATTGCTTCAAATGTGATTTTATTAGGCAGAGTTGATAAACGTAGAGCAGCATTATATGAATAAACTTCAATAGTGTAAGTACCTACAAGTGAGTCTATAATTTCAAAATCACTACTATATACATCTGTAGAAATAAAATTATTATTTTCAAACCTATAATTAACTTGATATTTATAAACTCCTGCAACAGGCCTCCAATCTATTATTAATTTAGTTCTGGCAACATTATTTACAACAAATATCTCTTCTGTAACTTTTAAATTTGTAGGTGTCGGAGCAGGTTGATCTAATATAGATATATTTCTGACAGGAAGAGGTTGTTGATTTTCTATGAAAGAATATTTACCTTCAACATAACTCAAAGCTGTAATCACATAATTGACATCATCCTGTTCTTCAACTTGTATAACTCTAAACAATTGGGTTTGTAATGTTGTACTTGATATAACGTAAGGTGCATTACTTTTAGGCACAGAAGAAAAAACAGATTGTGTAATTTTTTCGCCTTGATCGTTGATTCTATCAACACTGTTTACAGTTATGACCGCTCCTGTTATATCTGATATAGTTCCAACTTCTACAGTTCCATTAGATAACATTACACTTATTGTTGGATTATCACTTAAAGAAGGTAAACTTGTTTCTGATGCTGCATCTATTGTTATTGCAGTTGTTGTCGCAGATACTACACGACCACCTCTTCTTGCCCCTGACCTTACTGGGTCGTTTATTTCAATCACAGAACCAGGTCTAACAACAAGACCAGAATCTATTGAAGTAGTAAAAGTAACTGTTTCAGATTCATTTTGTTCAGCAAAAAGTATTGCACGTCCCAATCTTGCAGCTTGGCCTCTAGAAGTGCATCCAAATGCTTGTACTTTTTTAGTGATAGCACCAAATTTATTTTGTCTCGCCTGATCTTCGGGATTATCAGGATCATCTCCTACTATTTCAAAATCAATTTCCCTTGAATCCATATTGAAATAACTGACAGATATAATAGTGTGTCTAGTTTTTAAACTGCTACCAGAATAATTAAAACCACCTTCTCCTACATTTGACAGATTGAATAAATAAGTTGCGTTTGTTGGTTTATCCTGAGATAAAGTTATGCCACCAGCAGACCATATAGGCATACATCTCATAATGCCTGATAATTCATTTATGGCATCAAATGCTTCTTTAGGACTTTGTATATTTACATTACAGCTAAATCTTGCTTCTTTATTATTAGTACCTGTTCCATCATCAACTAATTCATTGGCAAATTTACTTGCAGCTACAAAACTAAATAGATCTAAATTACTCTCTTCAATATGATTTCCTAACCCATATCGCTTATTAGTGAGTAAATCAAGTAAACACATCGCTGGACAGTTTGTATAAGTAGCTGCCCCCATTAATCCATCAAAAATATATCCACTAGGGTAAACAATGCGACCTGTAGCAGGATCTACGCTTGGAGTACCACTACCTAGTGCACCTACACCAGGTATTTTTACTTTTATTCCTCTTATACGAAATTTTCTAGTCGGAATACTGCTAAAAGTTTTGCTGTCAACACGAATCTGGGTATAAGCACTATTTGGGTAAGTTGACTTATTATCAATTACTTCTTGAAAACTGGTAAATTCAAAAGCATTAATTCTATTAGTTTCTGTGCTGTCCCGAGTGACACGTTCCACTCTTATATCAACAGGAAAAGCTTGATTAGCTTGTATTTTATTATGATCTAAAGTAATTCTATGATCTCTCTGATAAGAGTCTGCTGTGCGTCCTTCAACAAAAGTAGTAACTATATCTGAAAAACCACCACCTTGATATTGAATTCTAATTTCATAAACAACTTTATCTCCTAATATATCGCCATTACTTTTTGCTAACTGTATTTGAGGCCAAGTTAAGGTAACAATCACAGCATCCACATCTGTATTTGTAATTTGCCTTGTGACTGAACCGAGTGTAGCTCCATCTTGATTGCCTGTAGCATTAGTTACAGTTACTCCTACAGCAGTGGGTGATCTGGTTTCTCCAAGATTTGTAATACCTGATATTGCATCTTGGTTGGGATCGCCATGTCTTACATGAACCGTAATATCAGTAAAATTTTCACTACCATCAGCATTTTGTATAGGTGTATCATTTAAAAAAATTGATTGATGAAAACTATTAAAAGAACCGCCTGGATCATGTATTCCTGCTATTTCTCCTTCTGAAAGTAAATCTTGAATAATTGCAAAAGTTCTACTATCTAAAGTATCAGGAGTATTAACTGGACTAGGTGGTGCATTTCTTCCACGATTACCACCACCAGCACCTCTGATAATTTTAGTTTCTTTTGTCATGTCGGACCACCTGAAAACTCTTGTTCGCTTGCTATCTGCTCTAAAATCTGCTCTTCTTTTGGATCAGGTACGTTTACAGGAATAGTATCAGTTGCGGCAGAGATGACTACCGAACCAGTAATAATCTCACCATAAACTATAGGAACTGGAGTACCAGCCCTTGATGTATTCTGCACTCCACTAAAACTAAAAGATAATCTAGGATCTTCTTCTGAACTAAAGTCTTGAGACTTTGGCATAGGAGCTAACATTTCACTTACTCCTGAGATAGCCAAACCAACACCTAATTTAACAGCAGTTGTACCCAAAAAACTACCTGTAAGACCTTTTGCAAAACTAAAAGAAGCTCCTCCAGTGACAAAAGCTAATCCTATCAAAGCACCTCCTAATAAAAATTTTCTAGTTCCACTACCTGCTCCAGC